GTACTATAAGCCATACACGTGAAGACCTAGGTGGAACGTAGACGACTAAATCCTCGTCTATAAAGAATACTTTTTTCAAGTCTGGGAAGTCAAGACGTTCTGCAGTCATTGAGCACCCTTCTTTTGGTTGAAATGATTTGAGTCCACAGGTTTGACATGTATAGACGGTGGGTATATCCAAAAGTGTATCGAGTGTCACTACACGAACATCTCCATACAAACACTGCTCCAACACACGTTCTGGTGTAGTCCATTCTTCATTAATAAATCGATCAAAGACTGGTCGTGGAAAGTAAGACCAAATATCCTGCGTAGACTCCCAATCATCTTCTTGAAGCAACGTTCCAAAATCGTTATCCTTGAACCAAAGGATATTAAAGACTGCATGGTCTTTGAGCGAATGCTCTACACATCCAACTCGTTCTAAGCTATCGTCATACAACCAATGTACGTTTGCGTGAGTGTATCGTGGATCACGTGTTCCTCGATAGACTTCGCGTCCATCCATATCCCAACTGTCTGCAATGACATCCAAATCGTTCTCTGTAATTCCAGTTCCTATGTCTGTGTATAGAAATCCAAGGTGGGTTCTTGAAAGCATTACTCACTCTCAAGTTTATGCGAATGATACTGAAACGCGAACATCATGCCGACAGATGGTCTTGGTCGCTGAACGCGAGAGTTCATGTCGTTTAGTCTGTCCCTCTGTCTTGGTAAGAACCGTTGAACAATCGTCCATGTCTTTTTGAATTTCTGCAAAATGTGCGTCAATGTATGCGAGCACATCGTCTTGAATGGCCCATTCGAAAAAGCTGAGTTGACCAACCGTTGTTTTCATTTCCATAAACTGAATACGCTTCCAACGACAGAAGGGATCAAACATCTTTTTGCTATACGCTTTCAAGTGTGACTTGTAGGCCAGATACACAATTACATGTCGTCCAGTGGTAGTTGTATAGGAAATATTATGCTTCTTTGCGTAATTGGTCACAAACCAGTCGATCAGTCTCAAACTGACTTGTGATTCACCTGCGATAATTGCACGAACTCGCTCGAGGACTGTAGGTTTGCTGTAAAACATCGATAAGCGATGTAATACAAGTTGCTCTTTGCTTTGAATCTCCATGATAGAACTGCGTTGGTTCATTGAAAATGGGTTAGACAAGAATATAACAAAGCTTCATGAGTGCAGTCTTTAGTTCACACTTGGGCGTTGAAATCTCTGATATCCAACCCTTCACTCAAGAACTTGGTGAAACTATCGAGGCTATGAAACTCAAACTTGTCAACGAAACCAAGTTATTGGAAGGGATGGAAGTTCCGCAGTATGGCAAAGGAGACTGGTCTATGATTGAAAACGGACTTTCGGACACGACGCAGAAGAGTGATCAATGGAAGAGCGCCTCCGAGAATGGCTGCTCGACAACCGACCCTATACACATCTTAATCACAGACTCAAACATTTTATCCTCTTTTGCAAGACCCTTGAACCGAGACTCTCCTACACTGTACTCAAACGATACATATTCACCCTCGTCGACCGAATCATGTTCGGCGAAGTCGGACGACTGTGGCAAAGAGACCGATGCTACGAGCGTGTGTTGCGAATGTATGGATCAAACGATCAACGCACGGACGGATGGCACGCCAAACGAGGCGAGATGATTACAGCCTCTGAAGTCTACGGTGTATTTGGTTCAGAGTCTGCACGACGTGAAGTCATGATGCGTAAGTTAGAACCACGTCCTCCAGGAGATGGACCTGGAATTCCTGCATTGTTATGGGGAACGCGCTTTGAACCCATCGCAAAGCGTATCTACGAAGAACGAACTAACTGTATGATTACCGATGTATCCTGCGTTCAACATCCAGTGTATACATTTCTAGGAGCCTCTCCAGATGGTCTGATTGTTCCGAACGATGCAACCGATATTAAACGCTACGGTCGTTTGGTTGAATTCAAGTGTCCGATTAGTCGTGCGATGAAAACTGAAATCCCTCCAGGCTATGTACACCAAATGCAGATGCAAATGGAGTGTACAGGGATTGATGAGTGTGAGTATGTAGAGTTCAGGTTTAAGCAAGTGAATTATTCAGAATGGACCAAGACATCGGACGTGAAAGGAGCCTTTACAGTCTACGAGGACGGTAAGGTACTCTACGATCAAGAACTCTATGAAGATACCACTCAAGTCATCTATTGGATTCTAGGTTCGATTAAGGAAGACTTTGTACCTAAGGATCCAGAATGGCTGTCCAAACATTTGGAAGGATTACGGCAGTTCTGGAATGAAGTGTTAGAGCATCGCAAACATGGAACTTTGCCACCGAAACCGGAAGAGAAGAAGATCGCTAGTTTGGATTTGTAGGCTTCTGCACAATGAACATAATATCATCATGTCTTCCCTTCACATGTCTACGGTCTTCAACACGACTCACCATAGAGGAAGGTAAGAACTTTTTGATTTCATCTGCCCAAGAAGGGTGTTGGAGGTCTTCAATAATCAGATACCCTCCAGGACGTACAAAATTAATGTACAGAGCCGCAAATAAGCACATCGAATCCAATGTATGCCAACCATCATCAATCACTGCGTCAAAGGATTCAGGTTCAAACTTTCCTACAACCGAAGGTGAGTATGCATCTGCCTGTAATATATGAACTCGATGTGTTCGAGGAGTGAATTTGTTTCTACGTAGATCGAGATCGAGTCCATAGATGTTTGCCTTTGGAAAGTAATCCTCCCATAACTTGATGGATCCACCGTCAAACACACCTACTTCAAGAAGGTTCTTGCAAGTGTCCCTGAACGGTGAAAAGAGTTGTTCATACACAGGAAGGTATGAATGACCTGTATTCTTATCCGTCAAGGTATTGTCTACAAGTGATTCCATTTACTACAATCCAGATAGATATGTGTAAACTATGAGTACTACTTTCGTATCAGCGTTTATTAGTTTAGATGAATCACGTCCAGTGGATAAATCGGTTGATCGTTATTTTAACTTATTTAACCAACTACAGTCGACTGGAATTAGGATACATCTCTTTCTAAGTCCCAACTACAGAGGAAGAGTCACTCTAACCAATGGCATCATTGAGTATATCTCGTTGAAGGAATTAGATGCATACAAAAAGGCTCCCTCTGGACTTCCAGACTATCGTAATGCTCTTCACGATACTCGCAACTTTTTGATTCTCATGAACTCCAAAGTAGAGCTTGTGAAACGAGCAATGGATTCACAGATGCACTCTTCAAGTCATTTTGCATGGGTTGATTTTGGAATCTGTCATATGTTTCGAACACTTGAATCTTCTCTTACACAAATCCGTCAACTTGGAAAGACAGTTCTACCTACACCCTGTATGTTGATCCCAGGTTGTTGGAATCAACGGGAAGTTGCTCTTTCCCATGTAAGTTGGAGATTTTGCGGAAGTTTGTTTATCGGAGATCGAGCATCGATTGAAGAATTCTATCAACTACACTCTCAAGAGTATCCGAAACTCCCAACTCTAACCTGGGAAGTCAATGTATGGGCTCATTTGGAAACTCTTGGATGGTCTCCTACATGGTATAAAGCAGATCATGATGATTCAATTGTTTGGACACCGTATACGTCTGGAATCGTTCGAGTTCCTTCAAAGGTCCCACTGTATTGGGCTGGTGGATACAGCTCGTTCTACCCTGCAAGCGCAATTGAACAATTCGTAGTTCAATCTATACAATCTCATTCACCTTCAGTTTCGGTTGTCTTCTCTCAATCGGATGGATTGATTGGAGAGGAAGCCTATTCTCAATTGTCCGACGTTCATCATGCAACTACACCTGCAGAGAAAGAGTTTGAAAACTTAGAGTCCAATGCTCGTTTCGGTACAACTCCAATTGTAGCAATCTTGTGCACTCGCCAGTTTAATCGTCCTAATCTATTATTATTACCTTTGGACGACGATACGTTCAACCGTGGACTTACAGCTGTCCTACAGCCATTTCATTTCCCCAAATGGGAGGATCGTAAACCTATTGCATTCTGGCGTGGTGGATCGAGTGGATGTGATCGTCCAACACTTCGCATGCGAGTTTCAGACAAATTACAGGACGTTCCGTATGCAGATGTCAAGTTTACTCCAGGTGGTTGGCCTGAGAACGACGCCTTGATTCCGAAAGATCAGTTTGTGGGTGAACGTTCGGACCTCGCCAAACATTTCGAATACAAGTATATCTTCATCTTGGATGGAAACTGTATTGCATCAGCTCATCAATGGGTCTTTGGATCAGGATCAGTTCCAATTATGATTACACATCCAGATAATGAGTATTGGTTCAAAAAGTATTTAGTTCCTATGGTCCATTATGTTCCGATCCAGTATGACTTGAGCGATCTTCATGAGAAGCTACAGTGGCTTGTAAGTCATGATGATGAAGCCAAGAAGATTGCTGAAGCCGCACGAGACTTTGCGGATACAGTCTTCTCTCCTGAGTTTCAAAAAGCATATGTAGGAGCTGAGATCAATCGTATTCTGTCTAAGGAATGTTCCCTCCTTCATACACAATTCAAATTAAAGACAACTCTTCCATCGGATATTCATGAACACTTGCCAGTTCTCTATGACTACGCGAAACGTTGTAGGTCGGTTGTAGAATGTGGAGTGTTAGAAGTTACCAGTTCTTATGCATTTGCCAGTGCATTGATAGGAACTCCGGATAACTCATTGACGATGATTGATCCACTCCATACAGACAAATTGAAGCCATTTTTTCATATGTGTCAACTTGAAAACGTCAATGCCTCATTTTTACACACAAGCGATTTAGCCTGTGCACCCATTAAAACAGATTTACTCTTTATTGATACATGGCATGTCTATGCACAACTCAAGCGAGAGTTAGCGCATTGGCATTCGAGTGTGAAAAAGTATATCCTGATTCACGATACAACCGTGGATGAATGGTATGGAGAATCTGTGCGTGGAAATGCAGACGGTGAACGTCAAAGCCGTGAAACAGGGTTTCCAGTTGAAGAGATTCGTAAAGGATTATGGCCTGCGATAGTAGAATTCCTACGTGTACATCCAGAGTGGAAACTAACTGAACGACTTATGAACAACAATGGACTCACTGTTCTTTCAAGGGTGAGTAAGTGAATACTTGATGAAATGAAAGTTGCCCCAATCCGGTCCCTCTAGATAGTTGTTTTCAGACCATGCAAATAGATATTTGGTTCCAACTCTTTGAGGAAATGGAGACCAGACTCGTAATTTATAGCTGAAAATGAGGTTCATCAACCCTGTTTCATTACACATAAAGATTGGATAGTCATTCATAGCGTGTTGAAGGTCTTCAAATGTAACCTTTTCAAGGAGCGATGTATCAAAGACAAAGATAGGATTGTTGAAATATCGTTCTTGACAAATGGATCGAGGGTAGTCTTGAAATAATTCTTCAATTACGTCTGGATTAGCTTCCATGTCTAACTGACGACCGAAACGACTTCCGTTATCATATGGATCTGAGTCGTCCGGTGCTAGTAGTCTACCCTTCCATGGCAAGTAAAGTAGAGGTTGGACTTCATCAAACACACGAAGTCCTGCATCGATAAATACAACTCGTTCCCATTGTCGAAAGTAAGGCTTGAACACTTGTAGTTTATCCCATTGATAGAGCTTTCCAAGATGACGATTGTCTGGCATAGGTTTGAGTGGATGTTCTTTGAACTTTTCGATCAATGTCTCTGTGTTAAGATGAGTTGTCTTATAGATACGAACGCCGTCTATGGGTTCCGGAGTGAAGTCTACTGCAATCCATACAACGTCTCCTTTCCACTTACCATGCACTTGAAGTTCACGAATCGTACGTCGTGCCTTGGGTGCATAGGACTCGTCAGACAGTGTAACAAAGACCGTAGACATTTATTTTGACCATGTAAAACAACCACACCACTTTGAACGACTTGCAAACTTTCGGTTCCACTCATCAATCGTATATTGACTTCCCATACTCGTATTGCATCGAGCACAAATTGGAACTAGATTATCGACAGTTGTAGATCCTCCTTTGCTTTCCGGAATGTTATGTCCAGACTGGAAATCAAAGACGTTAATTCGATTTTTACACCAGACTACTTTACACTTGGTATCAAACTTCTGTCCTACGTGTTGGATCCACACCTGTTCACGTAAGGCTTTAGGGATTGTAGCTTTGCGAGTTGTGGGTTTTTTGAAGAGGCTCGTTACTTTAAAGTGAGGCGTATACGCCATTGTTCATTATGCCACATAGGCTGTATATTGGTTGACTTGAAAGGGAGTTTGAATTCCTTCTATCGGTCCCATTGCATAGGGTGAAGGATTCATATGATTGGTTTGTTGATCGTAGGACGAATCCTCCACTGCAATCGTCTTTCCAATTTGTGTTCGGTCTAAGAATTCAGGTTGAAATCGTTCACGCGATTTCATCAATACCAATGAAATCACAAGCACTCCAGCGGCAAGTAAGATCCAAGCTTTCATTGTTTAAAGCGTGTGAAAAAACGTATAACTTTCCGTCTACATCAGAGAACAAGTATGGAGCAAGACAAGGCACTTGAAATGATTCGTATCATGGTAGGACGACGTGGACTCGACACTCGTACTGAACGTGTCACGACTGAAGATATTGAGCGAGTGACACTCTATACAGTGGGTGGAATCTTAGTCATCTTCAGTCAAAAGGAGAAAGGACTGTTGGAACGTGACATACGTCTCTTTGTAGAGTTTGCATCGAACCACGACTACTCCAATGGTCTCATCATCGTATCATTGATGCCTCCTTCAGAGAACGTGCTCAAAGCCGTCAAACAGCTCACCAAAGAGAACAACATTCAGTTCTTCCACATTCATCAACTCAAGTTTGATATTACAACACACCGTATGGCAATGCCTCATCGCATTCTTAAGGAGAACGAGAAGGAAGCAGTGTTCAAGCAATACAATATCGTAAACCCTCGAGATCAATTGCCTTGGATTGATTCTCAAGATTCTATGGTGAAATGGATTGGAGGAAGACCAACCGATATCATTGAGGTGACGCGACATAGTGATGTGGCTGGGCGGCAATTGTATTATCGGTATTGTGTGCCAGACGTAAATATTGCATAAGAATAATGGACGCATTGCGAACGGCTCATGTCAATCAACTCAATCAATATAAAACTCTTATTGAGACTTCCGTTGACAACCGAGATTCATCAAAACTACCGGAAATCATAGCGATCAATATTGCATTAACGAATCGTTTGGATACAATGCTTACTCTACTTGCCACGATGAAACAAAACAATTCAGCCGAAGCTGAACTTACTGAATTATTGGCTGACCTTCGTCAAATCCAACGCGATTACAATGGATTGATCAAAGAGACAGATACGCTTGAAACCTTGCGCCGTATTCGTCAACAGGAAGACGTCTCTATCAAACGTGAACTCTATTGGTATTTAATTGTATTTGTCTTCGTTGCAATACTATTGATTGCCTATCTAATCTTTTATGGAAAGAGAGCGGCGACGGCACCAATTGCTAATACAGTTCCCAGCAGTCCAAACTTAACATAGTAGGAAGACATATCCATCGGCACTTCCTTTTCCGCTAACTGTTCGGTCTCCAAGGTATCTTGTAGTTTAGGACCTTGTTCACGAACCTTTTTAAGTTGTCCCTGCATCTTGGCTAGTTCTGGATTTGTGTTAGAGTACTCTTTAACAAATTGAGAAATATAGGCACTGTCTTTTGCAGCTGCCTGTTCGAAGGTTGCAATGTAGTCATCCAACCACTTTTTAAAGACAAGTGCGTTTTCCCTTGCCGTCGTGCTCCCATTGAACTTGTATTCGAGCATAGAGGTTTTGAATTTCCCAAGCATCTTCTCAAACTCTGGATCCATTATCTTGTTGAATAGTAAACAAAATGCCTGTATCTTCCTATCTAGAACTCAATACCCCTCGTCACGTGGCACTCACGACCGATGCGTCAGAACACACTCGCTATGTGCGAATGGCTGCAACGGTCGCACCGTATATCAATAGTGGTGTCGCCGCAGCTCCTATTTTGGGCTGGAAATCACCTAGTGTGTCAACCGATGCACGATTAATTGCACCTTTGTATGGAATCCTCAACGGTTTTCTCCCCAATCGTAGATAATAAGGGAGATGACTAGCAGTGGAACAACAGGACCAAACAACGGATTTGGAGGAAACAATACAGTATGTCCTCCTGGATTTGAGAGAGGACTACTCTTTTCATGTCATGTAAAATGTCCTATAGAGTTCAAGTACTTGGGACAGGCGACCAATACCGTGGCTCCTGGAGCTGATAAATGTGTACACATTTTACGAAACAATCGGTTTGTAGAATTACAGGCCTTACCTCAACTCCCTCAAGGTGAAACTCCTTCCTCTACCTATCAAACTGAATTGAATCGTGTACTCAACACTGCTCAAGAATTGAAACTTCAAGTCAAACAAGATGAGGAAGAAGAACGAGAATTACTAAACTTTCAATTAGTACGACAAAGACAATTGATAAACTATAATAACTTTGAAAGTAGTCGTGCAACGTACGTGGCTGCTCAACAAGGAGTTAAAGCCCTTGAAGACATCACAAGTGCCTTGAAACCCATGCGTGCTAAAGTCGCACCTGGAGCAGCCATTCAATTGGAACGAAAAAGTATCTTAGAGGTCTATGGATATTCCCTCTTCCTCGTCCAACTTGCATTAGCCATTCTAATTGCTTCCTTTATTTCCTATTTGACACTGCCTACCGACTATGCACACGCAATCACGTTTCTCTTACTGTGTACAGGAATTTCAGTTGGTTTCTTTCTACGGAAATGAGTAATGACAACTGACTTTAGTCGATTCTTTCCAAAATGTCCAGCTCCGTTTGAAGGTTCTGGATTTGTGGCGTGTCTAATGCCATGTCAAGTGGATAAGGGATTCGAACGTCGTAATGAAAATGGGAATTTTAAATGCGTCTACAAGCCTGATCCAAACTACTTTGTCGTTCTAAATACGTTAGGCGGTGCATTCTTTAAAGGAACAACCCTTGCCGAACTTAAAACTGAAGACACGAAGATCCATGCAGACTTTGTCAAAGAACAAGATCGAGTCAATAATGAGTTTGCAATTGTGTATGCGAATATTGAAAAGAAGAAAAGACTAAGCGATGCATTCATAGCCTTACAGACGGCTGAGAATGCACGAGACACTGCACCAGACGCTTATCGTGCTGCACGAACTCTGTATTATACCCTATTGAAAGGAGAGAACTGGAAAGATGAAGAGAAGGAACGTATTGGTAAAGCTGAAGTAGACCCCCTAATCGTTGAATACAAGAAAAATCGAGACAGCGCACTCACTAAATACAACGATCAACGCAAGACGGTTGAAGTAGTGACTGGACTCAAAGACAAGGTGTTATCCTTGAAAGACGAATTCAAATACTCTGTCGACACGTTCACACATCAATTGGACAAAGTTCAAACTGCAATCAATATGGAGCGACGTGGACGTGATACTGAAACAAAAGTAGATCCTTGGTCATGGTTTGACTTGTTCTTGAACGGTGCAATCGTAGCAGGCTTACTGTATGCAGTGTCTGTCTTGTATTCAAAGATTTTCCGAAGACCTGCTTCAACACTACTCATTCAACAACCAGCGTATCCGCGGTAGACTATCTCGATGACAATCTAGGAAGACAATAATGGAAATTACTGATCCTCGCACTGTAGTTGATTTTCAAAAGACTACGTTCTGCGGACATCCACGAGCCCATGTAGTGAAGGTTCTCCTTCAAAACATTCAACTCGGACATGCAGATTATACATGTTATTGGTCTTTGGAACTCTTATGTTCTGGACTAGTGCATACGCTTTGGATGGCGTTGTTTGAAGGAGCTGCACTTCATGTCAACCGAGCCAATCCGAACATCTTTTTATACTTGGCCAATGCGTATGAAAACTACGCAACCATTGAGTCTAGATATGCACTTCGCGAAATGAC